ATAGGTCAGCATGAGTCTAAAAAAATGGTTTGGTGAAAATTGGGTAGATATATCCACTAAGAAAGATGGTAAACACCCTAAGTGTGGCAGAAAGATGGGTGATGGTAGAAAGTACCCTAAATGTGTGCCATCATCAAAAGCTGCTAGAATGAGTGTTGCAGAAAAAAGAGCAGCTGTAGCAAGAAAAAGAAAGACAAACCCTGAAAGTGGTGGTAAAAAACCAACTTATGCAAGGACGTAGATCATGGCAAAAACACCAGCATGGCAAAGAAAAGAGGGAAAAAATCCCAGTGGTGGTCTTAATGCCAAAGGAAGAGCAAGTCTACGCCGTCAGGGGAAGAATATCAAACGTCCAGTTTCTGCAAAAGAAGCGAAGAAAAGTCCAAAGGCAGCTGCTAGACGAAGATCATTTTGCAAAAGAATGATGGGAATGAAGAAGAAATTGACTAGTAAAAAGACTGCTAACGATCCAAATAGCAGAATTAATAAAGCATTAAGAAAGTGGGACTGTTAAATAGGAGAAGATATGTCTAATGAGCAAGAAGTCGTTACAGAAAGCAATGAAAGCCAAAGTGAACAAGAAGGAGTTGAAGTCCAGAGTGCAAAAGACTCAGGAGAGCAAAACGAAGTTGAGCAAAAAGACTCAACCGAAAGACCTGAGTGGCTTGACAAAAAGTTTGAAACTCCTCAACAATTGCAAACAAGTTATAATCAATTGGAAACAAAATTTCATACAAGGCGTGATGAAATTAAAGCAGAACTGGTTGAGGAAATAAATGCAGAGGCTTCCAAAGATGTTCCAGTAACTCCAGCTGATTATCAAATATCTGTAAAAGATGAAGATGGTAATGATGTTCCGATACCTGAGGACGATCATATGCTTAACTGGTTTAGAGGTAAGGCACATGATATGGCTTTGACTCAAGAAGAGTTTGGTGATTTTATTTCTGAGTATCTTACAGAACAAGCAACATCAGGGCCTGATTGGAATGTTGAGTCTGAAGCACTTGGTGAACACGCAGATAGAAGGCTTGAAAGAGTTGATGCTTGGGCAAATAATGTATTTACAGAAGAAGAATATAATGTTTTTGCGAATATTCCAGCTTCTGCTGGTATGGTCAAGTTGTTTGAAGGTATTATGGAACTTAATGGGCAACCAAAATTTAACATGACATCTACTACTGAGTTTCAGGAAACTGTAACAAGAGAAGATCTTATGGCTGCTCAAAGAGATCCAAAGTATTGGCAAAATGGTGGTGATCCAGCTCATGTAGCAAAAGTAAGAGCAATGTCAGCACAACTTGCTAAACAAAAACAAAGTAATGTGAATTAACAAACTTTATTTTTTCTGAAACATTGTAATTACTAGAAGGCTCGTAGAACTACTTAGAGGCCCAGTAATGGAATAACTTCAAGGTAGTAGTGAAGCGAATAACCAGAATAGTATAAATGTTAACCTATAACGGAGGCTATAATGGCTGTAAATACCATAAGCACTTCCTTTATTGAGGAGTTTGAATCTGGAGTACACGTTGCTTATCAACGTATGGGTTCAAAACTGAGGAATACTGTTCGAACTAGAAATGGTGTTAAGAACAAAACAACATTCCAAAAAATCGGTAAGGGTTTTGCTACTACTAAGGCAAGACATGGTAACGTAGCACCAATGAATCTTGCACACACCAATGTGTCTGTTACAGTTGAGGACTTCTTTGCTGGTGAGTGGGTCGATGATCTAGATCAGTTAAGAATCAACCATGACGAGATGCAAGTTGCACAACAATCAGGTGCATATGCTCTAGGTAGAAAAACTGATGAATTGATTTTGAATCAGATGACTACTACGACATCAGCACATGATGAAACTTCTAACGGAATAACTTTAACCTGGGCATTAGAGCTTATGGAAAAGTTTGGTAACAATAATGTACCTGATGATGGTCAGAGATACGCAGTTGTTGGTTGGGAGCAATGGTCGCAACTAATGGCAATCGATCAATTCTCAAGAGCAGAATATGTCGGTGAAGCAGATCTTCCTTTTCCAAATGGCGTAACTGCCAAAAGATGGTTAGGCTTTATGTGGTTTGCACATGGAGGTTTAACTGAAACAAATGGATCAGGAGCAGCTGGTACAACACATAGAGAGTGTTTTGCTTACCACAGAGATGCTGTTGCCCATGCAATCGGTACAGATATCACTTCAAATATGCAATATCACAACGATAAAGACAGTTATTTTGTATTAAACAAAATGCAACAGAACGCAGTCTTAATCGATGCTGAGGGTGTATTTGAAATGGAACTAAAGAAATAGGAGGTAGACATGGCGTTAGTTCAAGCAGACTTAAGTTTAGTTTCCTATGCTGGTAATGGGTTCCATATCTGGAATTACAAATCTACTGGTGATGCTCTTAATACAATAGATGCTGCTGGATATTTCAATGCATTAGTCAATGAGATGAATGTTGGCGATGTTATATTTATCAATGCATCTAATGGTTTTGGTATCACAACTGTCGTATCAAATGATGGATCAGCAATTGATACTGCTGATATTGTCAGTATGACTTCGGATAGTAGATAATGGCTAAGAAACCAACTAAATCTAAGGAGGTGGCTGAAAAAGCCACTTCCTACAATCATTCAGTAAGAACATCAAACGGAACTGTTTACACAATTAAGTTTGGAGATAAAGTAAAACTTGGGAGCAAAGTAGATGCCAAAGTATAGTCCAATGAAACGTGAAAATAAGACCATGGGTAAAAAGAAAAAAAATGGCAATGGTGAGAGTATGCTTACTGCTGGTCAAAAGAAATTACCTGAAGATCTTAAGAAAAAAATAATAGAATCCAAAAAGAAGGAGATGGCATAATGAAGAAAAAAGGAAAAGGTAAGGGTAAGGGTGGTAGAGGCTACTAATGCCACAAACAGCTAAGACGGATATTGAAGTAGCACAAAGGGCTATGGTTATGGTGGGCATGGAACCACTTTCATCATTTACAGAGGGTACTGATGAAGCCTTAGTTATGAATACAAGCTATGAAGATATTGTCGAGGATTGTTTAGCACAAAACAATTGGAACTTTGCTACTGGTCAGAAAGTATTATCTAGACTAGCTGATACACCAGTTGATCGTTGGGCAGCTGCTTATGCTCTACCTACTGAACCAGCTGTTGTGCAAGTACAAACTGTAACAATAGATGATACAGTTCAACAGTATGATATATATGAGAGAGCAATCTATCTAAACGCAAATGAAAATGACAGAGTTGTTCTTAATTATATTTTTAGAGTAGATACACAATATTGGCCACCAGCATTTACTTTATGGGTTATATATCGCCTTGCATCAGTTTTGGCTTTGGCAGTTACGAGAAAAGGTGATATTGCAAGATCTTATAGCCAGTTAGCCGAGGTGCAGTTTAGAAGAGCAAAAGCAAGAGATGCACAACAGGTTACAACACAA